TCTTAGCAGTTTGCACACCTGTCTTTGCTCCAACATTTTGTGCAGTTTTGCTTATTGGCTTGCCAGTTTTATCATCTTTACCATCTTTGTTAGCATCTACTTGTGCTACTGGTGCTTTTTGTCCTGGAACTTTGGTTGCAGTTTGACCTGCTTGTTTTGCCTTTATGTTTGCAACGCCTTTGTTTGCGCCTGCAATATCAATTCCTTGACCAATAGCACTACCTTTTTTTGCAGCTCTTGCGTCTCTTTGTTTTTGAGCACTTGCAGTGGTACTAGTTTGTCCTGCTACTTTACCACCGGTCTTAGGGCGTTTACCTGTCTGTGCTCCTGCGGCCGGAGTAGCTGTTGCTTGTGCTGTTTTACCAGTTGCATCTGCCGCTTTGGTAGGATTTGGATTTACACCTTGTTTATAATCGTAACCACTGCCTGCGGCAGTATCAAGTGCAACGTTACCAACATTCTTTGCTAGATTACCAAGCACTCCTCCTGCTGTACTGCCTGCTTTTGCTGGTGTTTGTCCTTGTGCTGGTGTTTGTCCTTGTGCAGGTGTTTGTCCTTGTGCTGGTGTTTGTTTAGCGGCTGGTGCTTTGTAATCTTGTCCAGCAACTTTTTTCTGTGCACCTGTTTGTCCTTGTGTGTATGCATTGCCTAATGCAGCCGCACTGCGTTGTGCAACACCTTTTACTTTTTGACCTGCGCCTTTTACTGCACCTACACCTTGTCCAACTTTTTTAGCAATAGCCTTTGTAAAGTCGCCAATCTCGTCTAACTGTTGAGTTTGACGGTATTCATTCAATTGATTGAGTAGATCTTGTTGTGCTTTATTTGTCATCGGTGCGTCTCACTGATCTAGAAAATTTACTAGGATCACGAAGTCTAATAGCATTTAACAGTTTGCGATGCAGATTCTCTGCTTGCTCACCATCATATAACTCTTCAATCTGTTCCATTAGACGTACGGCACTGGCAATAACGTTGCTGGCACGACTTTCTACGATGTATGAACGTTCCTGTTGCTTGCTGTAACGTTCGGTATAGATACCATCTAATTCTTCAAAGATGCTTCGAGTCTTTTTTTGCATGACTTTGTTTGTCCTTTGTAGTATTTAGCAGTTTTTACATGATCCGCAATTATCATCACAGATCATTAAACGTCCGTTTTTGTAGGTTTTTTCTTGCCAGCGTTTTTCAACATCTGCAAACCATTGTATACAGTGTTCTATGCTATGTTCAATGGCATTATTTTCAAATATCAAAGGTAATAATTGACCATTGGCTGCTTGATAATATTGTCCTTTTCCGTAAGTCTGTGGATAGAACCCCATATAGCAACATGGACTAACATCACCATTGGCAGCAATATAAATGCTCTTACGAGTGATTGTTTCGCATGTTAGACTTTCACTAGGAATTTTACCTGGAGTTACATCTTCTAGTAATACTTCATCTTGAGTTTTGCTTGCAAACAGTTTGTTAAAATCAGTTTCACCGGTGTAGTTGCCAAGTATATGAGTGAGATTTCCATTTTTATCAAACACAGGAGCAGTATCTCTACCTCCGTCGATTAAATCAAATTTGATGAATCCCATTTCTTTGCTTAATTGTTGACATTCTTTAATTTGATGCTCATTGTGTTTGAATTTAATCATTTGCCATACAGCTTGACCACCACTGGCAATAAATGCTTTTGCATTTTTCATAACTGTTTCCCATACAGTATTCTGTCTATACAAACTATGCGTATCTTTTAATCCGTCTAATGCAAAATGAACCTTACAATCAAGTTTTGCAAGGCTTTTCCAAAAGTTTGCTTTCCTAGCACCAGCATTACTGTTAATATTAATAGTCATATTTTTATTATGATCGCGGAAATATTCTACAATCTCTATAGCGTCTGGATTCATTACTATGTCTCCATAGTTGCCATTGATGAGTATACTGGTTAACTGTTTTAAGAAATCAGGATGAAATATCTTTTTAGTATTTTCTAGTGTGAGATAAAGTTCAGGATACCCGCCATTGAATTTGTAACCCCAAAAGTTTCTTGGACACCAAGGACAACTGGCATTGCACAGTGTGGCTGCTTCTAAATGCACATCACGAATATCCTGATATGCTATCATTTTACTGAATCTAATTGGATAATTGGAATACGGAAAGGTTGATCTATTATCCAATTAATAGTTTGCTGGATATGGTCAAGCTCGCACATCTCAGGACCAATTCCTCCTAATACTATATAAGATAATTTGATACCTGATATTCCAGTTTCTTCGTTGAGTTTTAGACTCTGACGTTTTAGTTTTTGTTTACTTTGGTTATAATCACTTGTATCATTGGTATTTTCAAGTGTAGTTCCAATATTAATAATGTGCCCTTTAATATCTAATCTCATCCATTCACTATAACAAGTATTTAATAAAATTTCTTGTACTCCTGGAGCAACGTATGCACTATTTACAAATACATTATATTTTTGGATAACGTTACTAAATTTTTTAATTGATTCTTCTTTAGTAAAATCCCACCCTAAACTTAAACTTGCACTTTGATCGGGTTTTAGTGCCGAAGCTACTGTGGTTTTGCGATCTGGATTTCCAGTACAAAACATACTCATTGAAATAATGCATAGATGCTAAGTCTACCCTCATGGGGTGTTTGATCAGGCACACCGTGCAACATATCTGGGTTATTATACATAATATACCCTCTGTTTCGTCCATAAGAAATTGTTCTAGTGCTAAATCTTGTTCCTGGACTTTTTCTGTCATCTAAGTATATCTGAACTGCTACTTTTACTCTTTCATTATCTAAATGTTGTGCCATTTTAAAATCAACATCATCTTTCCACAATGTAACACCTATAAAGTTTAAGTGTGCAAACATTGGCAACGCCTCAAACCATATATGTACTGTTTCAATTGGACTATCTAATAACCAGCTTATCTTTTTTCTTGGAAGATTTTCCTGCATCTCTTGCAAGTACCATTCTGTGTTGGTTTTACTAAATGCAACTAATTCATCCACTAATTCTTCTGGTAAAAAATTTTCAACTTCAACTATCATTTTTTTTGTATCATCCTTTTTGCTTTATTCCAGCCAACATCTGTTTGAGCTTGCTGCTCTGTACATCAGCAGTTATTTTAGGAACATCTTCGGGCATGCTATCTGTTACGTCTTTTTGTACCATTTGACTCTTTGCTTTAATACCTGCAAGTATACTGCTTGCTGGTGGTTTGTTGTGATCGTTTTCATCTTCATCAACACTACGTATTCTTAAACTTTCAATATCAAATTCCAAGTCTATCTTCATACCAACACCTGAACTACTTCTAGTCTTCATTGCTTGTATCTGATAACGTCCTCTTTCTCTCATTGCTCTACTTGTAAAAATACCAAACACATTATCAGCAGTATTGATCTTACTAATACCACCTGAGATGTGCGAATGATCAAACTCTATCTCTTCAACTGCACTTCTATTTAACTGTGATGCAGTTACAAACAATACGTTTAGTTCTCTTGACAAGTTACGCAGTTCTTCACTTACATACTTGTCCTTAACAAACAAATCATTTGGCGACACTTTAGCACTAACTGGCATAAGCAAGTCCAAATAGTCAACCAACATAAAGTCAATTTCTCTTCCTTGCTTGATGCTTAGTTCTTTAACAAATGCTCTTATGTCGTTTACTGTGCTTTGTGCCGGCATATATTTGATTTGCAATCCACCTGCTTTCTTGCCCATCATCTTAATCTTCATTTCAACAGTTTCAATGTCTTTGAATATCTGTTTGGTACTGGTGTTTGTCAACATACTATCAATACGCATAGCAGTTAATCCTTCACTCAATTCCAGTGTAATGTATACTCCATTAAGTCCTGCTTCCATCCAGTTTACTGCTAAGTTTTGCATAAACAAACTCTTGCCTGATCCAGAACCACCTGCAAATATCTGTAGTTCACCTCTGTTGAATCCACCATATAATAGTTTGTCCAAGTTTTGCCAACCAGTTGAATTCTGCCCGTTGTTGTCCTTCAGTGCCGCAAGTCTTGCTCTTGGATCTTCAAAGTAATCTGTACCCAAGTCTTTTGTTAAACTTATTTGCACTGCATCCTTTATAAGTTTCTCAACTGGTGAATACTCGCCCTTCTCTAGCAAGTCTGCACTTTTTAATATTGCACGTTCTAGTTCACTGCGTCTTGTAAATGCTTCAAATTCTCCTAAGAACCAATCTGTATGTCCACTGTTGAGATCTGGAATCTCTTGCAAGTCTGTACCTGTGACTGCTTTAATCTGTGTTCTGTCTGGAAGTGTTTTATGTTCATTTGCATGATCGTATATAAACTGTGCAGCTTCTCGCAGGTCTCTATCAAAGTTTTCTGTGTTGTAAATGTTCTGCACTCTCAAAAATGTTTGTGCATCTTGCATCATCATTTCCAAGAATAATTTTTGTACATCATAGTTATATTCAGTCATTTAGTTTCCTTTGTAGGCGTTTCTTAAACATCTCAATCTTAATCTTACTGCGTTCTGCATTCTGATGTATCTGTTGTAGTGTATGTGCGACACCAAAACGTACCACTGCGTCATTAACATCTTTAACATCCTCAGGCCATTCTGGTATGCTTACTTCAAACTTGTGTTCAACTGCGGCATCAATAATACTTAATCCTGCACGGTCTTGATCAGGTACTACTATAATTCTACGTTTCAACTGCTTTAGCAACTGTGCTTGTTCTTTTGAAATAGTTTCGTGCATACATGCTAATCCTGAAATACTCAGTGCATCAAAAATACCTTCAACTACTATGGCACTGGTCCAATTAGGCTTTTGTAAATCATAACCAAATACATATCCAGGTTGTTGACTGTTTATAAATTTTGGTGTGCGACTGTCCAAGTAACGACTTGTATGTCCTACTATTCTATTCTTGTATGTATAAGGCACAACAATTCTATCTCTTGGACCACGTTTCTTATCAACCAAAAATGGATACTCTAATACTATGCCACGTTTGTCAAGATACTGTTGATAGTGTTTGTGTTGATCTAGTTCTGGATCAATCAGTTCAACTCCTTCTGGAACTTCTTTTTCATCAAAGTCAATTTGCGTTTGTTTTATAGTATTGCGTTCTGCAGTTAAATCTAATAAACTTTTACGTTTCAAACTTTCCAAGTTAAGGCGTTCAATATCAGTACTGTCTACTCCTAACCATCCCAACAACTTTCTTGCTTTGTAACTCACTGGACGACCGGGTACAAAACTTGCAGTAAATCCACAGTTAAAGCAGTGATAACTCCAGTCGTCTTCCTGTTGCTTTACGCCACCACGACTACGTCTATCTGCAGATTCTCCTGTGTGTACACAACAGGGTGCATTAAAACTAACCCATCCAGAACTAGTTTGTTTTCGCTTCTGCGGAATGTAACTTAAAATGTCTATCATTATGTTATTATATTAGCATACTTTATGTGTTCAATCAAGTGTTTTGATATAATTTCATGACCTTTTTCATTCGGATGTCCTCCTGAAGCAAAAGGAGAAACACCTTCTGATTTTTTCTTTTCATCAAGTATACTGCGCCAGTTCATTCCTCCATATAAAAGTGTTGGAACACGAACTGACCAATTGTTTTCTATTACACTGAATTGTAATACAGTTGCACCGGTTGTACGCTGTGCATGATCAAATAGATTAATAGTTTGTTGGAAATTAAACTCGCTCCATTCATGATGATAACTCATACCCAACCATAATTTTTGAAGTTTAAACCAATTTTCATCAACGTCTGGATTAGGTTGTGTCAGCCAAGTGCCATGCATATGTCGATTCCATGGAGGATCTTTGAGACTGATTTCGTGGAGTGGATTGAACCAACTTTGTCTACTACTGTCAGTAAGTCCAACAAGCCATAATGTATCTTCTAAGTTTTGACCATTTTTTATTAACCATTGCAATGTCCAACGCATGCTTTCTAGACTACTTCCAGGAAAAGCCATGTTGTCAAGTTCAACACCATAATGTGCCGCAACTAATCCTGCATAACAGTTCGCCAATCTCCAAGGTTTATTTTCGTCATAATGATCACGAAATTCATCTTCACCTAGATGACGGAGTTGTGGATCAACTAATTCGTCACCATATGTCCAACTGCATCCAAATGCAATAACACGTTTGATTGGCATAATTCCTCCTAGCGATAAAGGATTTGTGTAATCCTTCCGTTATTAATTTTAACTAATGGTACTTCTATATATCCTTGTCCGCCATTGGTGACTGTAATACTGCCTACTTTGGTTCCGTTTAATGTTGCAGTAGCAGTTGCTCCAGTGCCTCCTGGATTTCCTTCAATATCAACGTTGGGATTGCCTGCTCCGTACCATTCTGACCCACCCGCGGATGTTATGGCAGTTACTGCACCATTTTGTACTGTTGCAACACCTTCTCCAGATAGTCCATATTGATTGAGTTGAAAACGTATCCAATTGTGTCTGCCGTCAATGTTAATGTAACTTCGTGTATTTTGATTTGTATAAACTGTTTGCGATCCAATATCATACCAATCAGGACCAATTTGTGTTTCGCTACCTTGTGCTACTACATTACCAGTAAAGTTATCAAAATCCAATTGAAATGTAGTAAGTGTATTGTTAGCAGTATATGCCATACTGGTGTAGTTTCGATCTCCGTTTGAGGCAGATCTTTTTATCGTTGGTTCTGGTAGTTCAAGTATGGTACTTTCAACAAAGTCTGGATATACACTGTCAACAATTTCAACTTGTCCACGTCCTGCACTGTATGCATCCGTAAACACTGCTTCGTATAGGTTACCACTTGCACGTTCCAAACTCCAAGTAGCAGTTTGTTCTTCAATGTTATCAAGTTCTTCACTGGTAAGTGTTACTTTTGCTCTTCCATAGGCAGCACTGAGTGTTTCTAGATCTTTTGCTATTAGCAATTCATCACCGTCGGTACTTATCATACGGTAAGTAATAGTACTGCCTGATATGTTTACGGGTTTTTGATCTTGATTGATAAACTCAAACAGTATAACATTATCGACGCCGCGATTGACTTTTAATTTTTTAGCATACACTGGTTGCCATCTCCTTTGAAAGTACGAACCGTCCGTAGCAGGTAATAGCACCTGTTGCTTTTGCTGATATAAATAGACGGGTGTAGAATACATTAATTTAACTCCAATTACTAGGTATTTATGGGCGTAGAGCTATTCGAAAAGATTGCTGAGAAGTATCCGTTTATCACTTTCTGCACATATGCAAGCAATGAATATGTGGGTGTTATACAAAATAGAGATGACCAAATAACCACCATTTACGACTTTGGTGGTATTGTTCATGAAGGACAAAAACGTGACTTTCTAGAGTTTGCAAATCAATGGTGGTGGGAATCAAACCGTAGTATACCTATTAACATATTTCTTAAAAAAGATTGGGAACAATTTAGACCTTATCTCAAAACGTTTATCAACAAAGATTTAGATATCATACTAGGACCTGCTACGAGCTTACAAGAACTTTCACGTAAAAAAATTAAACGACGCAGTATCACTCTTGTTCGCAGAGTAGATTGATGTGCAGTGCAACCAGTTTTGCATAACTTACTGCATGTGATTTCTTAAACACAAAACCAGCACTATCATCACCATCCCACACAGTTGCAAACACATCTGCCCACGGTTTACGTTGTAAAGATGCTTTACCCGGGCGTATTATACTAATAAACGCTGCCATACGTTGCACACTATCTGGTTTCATTGCAACTATTAGATCGTGATAGTTTCCGATGTGTACTATACGTTCACAAAACTGTTTATCTTGTAGTTTAGTCCAGTCCGGTTGTTGTGCTAACATCTCATCATAGTGTTGTTGATCTCTAATCAGTGTGTACACACTTTGATTAAGCAAGTCCAGTTTAAAATATCCTCTTGTTTCGGCAGTTTCATAATCAATACTGGCACAACCGTTAGATGCATCACGTGGTATTGGAGTGACATAGACACCTGAATTGTGCTTGCGTCCTTCTGCATTTTGTCTTGCAGGAATACACTTGATCAAATCAATTACACTTTGCCTATCAGCAAAGTCAATGTCTACATCAGCACTCATTAAACCATTTCTTCTACAATACCAACTACTTCAGAAATTGCAAACACTATTGCCGCCGTACTGATCATTCCAGAGTATAGCAAATAACATGCATATAGTCTTCCTGTGCTTTTGATCATACTAACCCAAAAATGCTTGTCATTGATCTTTTTAACTTTTTCAAGTTGTGTTGCTTTAGGTCTTGTTAATCCCATTTTCTTCTCCTTACCATCCTGCCTGTTTAAGTATTTCTTCACAATATGCCTGATCTGCTGGATAGTCTCTAAACTTCTTTTGCCAAAAGTCTGGATCAATCCACGGCCATACTATTTTTGTTTGGTCACCATTCATCTGTGCTAGATATGATTGACCTGATTCACAGTTGAATACCAACCAAGGTGATATACGTCCTGTGCTTATTGCAAATGCTACTGCATTATCATTACCGTAACGTAAAAAGTCTTGTGCTGGATTACCAGTTTTCTCACTCCACTTTATACCATACTCAATACCACGTTGTAGTGCATCTGTTAGTGCTTCTCTTCTTATATACTGTTGCAAATACTCATCATATACACTTTCTTTGCACCAATGATCTAATTTCTTGTTTTGTTTTACAACATACTCAACAAACTTAGGTACGTTGATGGCATTAATTGCTACGCAATGTCTTCCAAATTTTACAAATGCTTTATAATACGGAGATGTTGAGAATTCTGCAAATGTTTTTAGTTTAGCACTGCCTTGAGTCATTGTGTAAAATGTTAGATAACTTTGCAAGCCAATTTGTACACCTACTTCTTTTTCTTCTCGTGAACGTTTCTTCTGCTCGCACAGATGCACTGCTAATGTGCTTTCTTTTCTAAACTCACGTTCACAATACTTGCAAACATGTGTTTCACTTTTTGTCGGCGACTCCACTGTCACGCATGTGTTCCTTTAGTTCTTTGGTTGTCATAAGTTTACTTAGTAAATTGATCTCATCTGCTTTCATTGCAGGAAACAATTCCATTAGTATTTTCTTACCTTCGTTGTTGCCTTTTTCTTTCTTCTTTGGCGATATCCATTGGTGTCTGTGATTGCCCATACCCGGTGAGACACTAGTAGCACATAACCATTGTAATTTAGGATGCTTGTTAATGTCAAAGAAATGCTTGTTCAAACGTTCATTACAGGCAATCAAGTAATACTCTTGTAGTTCACTTGAACCTTGTATACTTGAACTCCACCGTAGCATAAGAAAGTTTGAAAACTTTTTACGTTCTTCATCTGTTAGACTGTCGTAGAAGTTTCTATCCTTGCTATCCAAGCACTGCATTTCATTTGCTATACTTAATTTTTCCATATTTTAGACTCACATTCGTTTGCAAACAAGTTGTGTATAGCGTCGTCTTCTACATGAAAGTAAGGTATGTTTGTACCATTATTATGATTCCACAAGTTCAAAGACAATTCATTTTGTTGATGTCTGTAGAGATTATCTCCTAAAAATTGCTTCTTAAGAAAGTTATCTATTTTATCTGTAAATTGTAAACCGCCAATGCTATAGCAAAAATCAATGTTGCGAGTCCTAAGTGTGTCTAAACAAAAACTTGCATGCAGATAATTTCTAAATATTTCTGTATCTTCACCTACAGTATCTAAAAATTTTAATATTGTCGGCATATACTGTTTACTATCACCTTGGTTGGTATTTGTATATTTTGATTCGAGATACTCAAGTATAGATTCAGATTTGTTTATATCAAATGGTACTTTAGTTGGTTGTACTTCAATTTCAAAACGAAAAGAACATGTAAAAGATATTATAACAAAGTCTGGTTTAAATTGCAAGCCATATAATAGTTGCATTGCAATCATTGAATTACTACAACCACCGATAGCCAAGTTAATTATTTCGATATCAGCATGGTTATTTAAAAGTTTTTCAGACCAATGCAAGTTAGGAAAACTTGGATCAGTTGTACAGAAACTATCTCCACAAATTAGTACTCTCTTCATTACCACGCCTTATTGTAATCCACAACTTCGCAGTTACGACTGATGTCTTTAACAAAGTATACACATCTTGGATTGTCTGTGTCGTCTACAGGTACTGCTAACATCTGTCCGTTTTTAAGTTTAGGCACATACCATGTTACATCTTGATACACATCAACAATTTCAATGTCCATATATGAAGGTCTAAAACTTGTTAGCGGATTGAATTGAAAAACTTTAAATCCTCTGTCATTGATACTTGTGAGTTGTAGCATTTCTAAGTCACCTACTTCGGGTTCACCAATTAGTACTTGCCAGTCAATGGGCATCTTCATCTGTGTATCACCAATACGCAAGACCAATGCTGGACTATTAAACGTTTCTAGAAATATCAAAGGAATGTACAAGTGATCTGGATTTTGTGGATCACTGTTATCAAATATTGAAAATCGTAAATCGTCAATCTCTTCAGGTAATGTATCTAAATCAAATACAGTATTTTCTAATGTTAAAATTCTCATTTTGTTCTACTCATAATTACTCCGTAGTCTTGAGCTAGTTCTAATTTAAAATTGTTGGCCAATAAGTATGGCACAACGGCTCCGCCTTTTCCAATGTATACTCCATTGTGTATGTAAGTATCATCTAAACACACAACACAACTCTGTGTCATACGTTGTAGTAAATTTTGCATCTGTGTTAAATGAGCAACTTGACTATTCATATTGTTCATTACTATACCACGTTCTGTATACCAAACACGTTGTTCTTCAATCATCTTGCTATAGGTTCCTACTTCCCAGTCCCAATCGAAGTTATCTAAGTATAGTATGCTTATTGGTCTAATGCAAGTCTTTGTCCACTCTGTTCCATCACATTGGATGAATGTTACACGATCCTGTAGGTGTTTAGGAATACACTGTTTTAAACGTCTTGGCATATTTTCATCTAAGTCAATTGTAACAAAGTCTTTGTTATATTGCTCAGCAAGTTCAGCAAAGTATGCACTAGATCCTTCATAACGATCACTGCCAATTTCAAGAACAATGCCTGTGCAATCCTGTACATAGTCATTTACATGTTTATAACAACTACCCATTCCAGTCCAACTTCTCTACACTAAAAGGATAGTTTGCTTCTTTATAAAATTGCTTGCGTTTTGTTAAATGACGTTTGGCAAATCTACAGGTTGATGTTATGTCCCAGATTTGTACGTGGTCTTTGTCTTCCGCTTTCCTGATACCACGACCAATACTTTGTATAACCCTGACAAAACTCTTACCTGGCTCCAACAGTACAAGAT